GGCGGGCCTCCCACGTCTTGCGCTCCTCCGGGGTCATGTCCTCCGGGTTCTTCTTCTTCTTCTTCTTGATCTCGCGCGCCTCGCGCTTGGTGGCCTTGATCGCATCGGCAACCGACTTCGTGGCCTCGCGGACACGGGTCGTCAGCTCCACCGACAGGGCCTTGAGCTTCTCAGCAAGGCCGGCGAGGATCACATCGGAGTGCTCGACCGCCTCGGCAACCGCCGGGACAGAGGGCGCCTCGACCGTCGGCACCGTCACAACGGCCTTGGACGGGGCGGCGACCTTGACCGCCTTGGCCTTCACGACCTTGACGGGGGCAGCCGGCGCAGCGGCAGCGACAACGGGGGCAGGGGCGGCAGACTCAGGGGCGACGGTGGACTTCTTAGCAGGCATCTTGTTTGACTTAACGGAAGCAGAAGAAGAGGACATTTCTAACGCGCTGGTATACTCTTACCTCCGGCGGTCATGTAAACCGCTTCGCCAAGAAATTCTGGTGGAAGACGTTTTGTGTAGGTCAACAAACGCGTCTTAGCTCCAACGTAGTACATTCGATAGGCCATAATCGGGTCGGCGTGGTGATACTCAACCGGCATGGCCAGTCGAGGCAACGTCCACCCGATGTCAACCAGCCCGACCGGTGGGTTCTCGAATAACCAGGTCAGGCGACGCTGCGTCACATGGATCTTCCCGTAGCGAAAGGTGTACTCGGCACACAGCGCCAAGCCCAGCCGGCACAACCAGGTGTAGTTCCGTAGAGACTCGCGAATCCAACGGGAGCAGGGGTGGTTAGGATGGGTCTTCTTGTAGGCGTCCTCAGGCAACGGAGACTCAAGTACCCAGTGTACGGTGTACAGCAGTTGTGCACTTTCAAGAATCATCTTCACGACGTGTTTGTTGCAGTGAAAGCGAGCCGCCTCTTCGGGGTTAAGAGACAGGAAGAAGATGTTCATGACGGCGAACGAATCCTTGTGTGCCGTGTGTAAATCCATTTTAACACCGGTACAACGCCGACAACAGTAGAAATACAATATCATACGATCGCGAGTCTGTGAGTGCAATGGTGAGCATATTCAGAGAGTTGATCAGACACGCGGCATTCGATGTATATGTAGCAGAGACCCCTCGCGAACAGATACCGAGCAGACGCCAGTTCGGCTTCGGCATCGCCCGGATATCGTCAACCAAAAACCGAAAGGCAATGCGGAGGTTCGTGTGGTCAAGATTTGCGAACTGTTCAGGGTGGGCGTCTTCAAACCCAAAACTGCGGAACACGTGCGTCAAGACTGTCCACCTGCGAATGATACTCTCTCGCAGATCACGGGACGTTAGTGGAACAGGCATCTTGTGCCGTCTACGATACAGATGGAGTTTTCGCAGTCGAGCTAAATCACTATGTGCAAACAGAACCTTTGTATACGGATTGGAGGGTGTGACCGAACGAATCGTCCACTCCCACGCAGTCGCAAAATCGAACCACCACACCTTACCGGCCTCCTCAATACCGAAGTAGTCGAAGGGGTATTGCCGATCCTTCGCTTCCATGGTCACAAGGTCTTCATCATTCACACATCCAGCTCGCTTCAATACACCGGGTCCCGCTAGAACCAAGACCTTCCGCACACGCCAACCGCGAAACAGAGCTTGTACCTTCGTGAAGCGACGCACCTTCTCTCGGTTCACATCAGCCCAGAGCCGCACAACCTTTGATTTCGCATGACGTCCGCATACGGTGTATCCAAGTATCGCACGTGCATTACATTGATCGGTTGAGGTCTTGTTCTTCACAGACGCACACTGCGCCATTGCTTATCTTGTGTCGAGTCTTGAAAACTAGAAACCTGCGCGAAAAACGGATCCGATGACCGGCACCCCAGACAGTCTCACAACAATCAATATGGCCACCTCCGCAATCATCCCTTCTGAGAACCTGGACATCAACCGCGTCATGATCGGCGAGATTCGCCCGAACAAGGCTGGGGGTAAGACCGTTCCCATCAAGTACAATGGACAGGCACTTCAGGTTCGTATTCCTCGCATCTACTACCCTGCCGGCATCGTCGTCCGTGAGGATGAGAAGTCCGGTCAGCGCAACTACAGTATGCTTGCATCCCTCAAGGGGTGTGACTCGTACGCGAAGGAGCGTGCTGAGTCGGCCAACGATGTCGGGCAGTTCTACAACTTCCTTCTCGACCTGACCGAGAAGATCGTGCAGCACTCCATCTCGAACAGCGGTAAGTGGTTCGGTAAGTCGAAGTCGGAGGCTGTGCTTCGCGAGACGATGAAGCCGATTCTCACGCCGAGTGTGGAGAAGCTGAATGGTGAGTGGGTGCCGAATGGAAAGTACCCGCCTTCGCTCCGCATGAAGATCTCGATCTGGGATGGCCAGGTCGGGATGGACGCGGTGGATGCGAATGGCGCGACGATTGAGCTCTCGGAGGCTAATCTCGAGCAGGTGTTTGCGAAGCGTATCGAGGCTCGCATGGTTCTGACGCCGAGTATCTACGTGACGGGTACTGGCTTCGGTGTGACGTGGCGTGTCGTTCACGCGAAGGTGTTCCCGCCCTCTCGTGTCGGTGCGAAGGCTGCGTTCGCCGACATCAAGGAGCCCGATGAGCCGGTTGCCGACAAGGAGGAGAACCTTGACCTTCCGGTGACGGAGGAGCTGGATGCTGAGGCTGAGGCCGAGGAGCCTAAGCAGCGGGCTGCGACTCCGCCATCGTCTCCTCCTCCAGCAGCGGCTCCGGCTGTGAAGAAGGCTCGGAAGGCTCAGGCGGTGTCGTAAAGCCAAGTAAAGACCAAACGAGAGAGCCCTTCGGGGGGGTGTACACAATCATTCGTTCATCAATAAAAAACACCTTTTCCTTTTCGGGAAAGTCTAGAGCACCCTCCGTTGCGCATGCCGTCTTTTTCAATGACCGTCCGCAGTTCATGCAGGACCACATCACAGGCATCTTCACCAACATCTCTGGCGTCACAATGCGCGTCGTTCCGCGCAGACACCGCTCAAGGAAGTCTGCGGGCTTACTCCATTCCTCCGAGAGAAACTGATCATACACGTGCTCCGGAAGGCGAGACCACAACGAGTCGCGCTCTTCCCAACCATCTTCTTGAAGGAGTGTACCAAAGGGTGTCTCGCGATGCCACAGTACATTCACATCCGCAGGAGTCTCCTTGTTGTGTTCTGCTACACCGACGCGATCCAGCTCTTCGGGATCGTACAGCCAGTAGACATTCGCATGAGTATAGTTCGGATCCCGTCCACCGCGAAAGACTTCGCGACCCTCTACGGTCCAGAGATCAGATACGATGTTCACGTCATGCTCAACAATGTCCAGGCTCACGGGGTACACAATGGAACGGTCAATCTTCGACTGCATCCTTAATCAAATGTAACCTTTACCGTCACGTCGTGGATACGCACGGACTTTGTGGCCGACCGGCTCAGCTCGTGGCGCTTGCGACGCTCGCCGTCCTTCGGCTGAATGACCTGCGAACACGACTCCATATCCGCGTGGATCTCATCGTAGTGGGTGTCCAGGTAATCGAGCACCTCGTCCTGAATGGCCCACTCGAAGAAGTTCAGTTGCCCCACTGTGGTATCCAGCCCGCGGAACTGGATTCGCTTCCATCGGCAGAACGGGTCAAACATCTTTTTGTTGTACGCCTTGAGGTGCGACTTGTAGACCAGGTACACAATGATGTGACGGTTCCCCTTAGCCATGAAAGATACATTGTACTTCTTTGAGTAATTGGTAACAAACCAATCCAATAACCGCAGGCTCAACCTTGACTTACCGGACAGAACCTCCTCGATACGGTTGAAATGTTCGGGATTTGCGTAGAACCCTTCGAGACGACGCAGAACCCACTGCTCCTTACTCTGAATGGTCTCCATACCGATTCTGTGTTCCAGCACTGAAAATGAGTTTTCGAGTGAGACGCATAAAGAAACGCATGGATGCAGTCGTGACTGAATGGCTACGTGAACCACCGTATACTCGGGCAAAGAAGCGTTTGAAGCCGTTGATCATGCTTCTGACCGTACTTGGTAACGTCAGCTACACCAAGGCACGACGGAACGTATTTGCCGCATTTGAACTGGCGATGAAGGGAGGGCTTGGACTAATCTGGATGCGTGACCGTTGTGTGCGGCGAACCATTCGCGTCTACGGAATGAACGATCAGCGCACCTCCGCATGGCACACAAAACGAGGCGAGATGATCACGGCCTCGGAGGTCGGACAGGTCTTCACTGGCGGAGAGACGCGCAGAGGTCTGATTGTTCGCAAGCTGTCTCCACCGCAGGCACCCACCGGGTTCACGTCCGCTCCTCTCATCTGGGGAACTCGGTTCGAATGTATTGCGAAAGAGATCTACGAGAACGAGACAGGATGCACGATCACCGACGTATCCTGCGTCCAACATCCAGTCTACCCGTTTCTCGGTGCGTCACCCGACGGTATCATCTTTCCAACGGATCCGAAGGATGTGCGTCGTCGTGGCCGACTGGTGGAGTTCAAGTGCCCCTTCTCCCGCGGAGAATCAGAGGGCGTTCCGGATGCCTACATGCACCAAATGCAGATGCAAATGGAGTGCACGGGTATCGATGAGTGCGAGTATGCAGAGTTCAGGTTCAAGCAGGTGTTCTCCTCGGAGTGGATGCGCTCAACCGCTACAAAGGGAGTCTTCGCTGTCTTCGACAATGAGACTGTGAACTATAAGCCCGCCTCTACAGACTTCACAGAGTGGCAAACCAAAGTCAACAACCTAGGCGATGCGCAGTTCCTGTATTGGGTTCTGTTATCGAAGAAGAAGGTGTTTGTTCCGAAGGATCATGGCTGGATTACGCGTCATATCGGTGATCTCCAGACCGCATGGGATGAGGTTGTTCTGCATAGGGCCGCTGGTACACTGCCCTCGCCGCCTCCTCCAAAGACTCTTCCTACACTGGACATTTGATCACACCTGGAAAATAATAGCCTTCCGTTGCAACTGCGTTGTGTGGATACCACCGATCCGGCATAACGATTTTTCGGTGCGGATTCAGAAACGCTCCCCACCACGAGAAGGATGAGTTTGCGCAGATACCACCAGCACACTGGCTCATCAAGTACAATGTCTCAAGCTCAGGTTCTTTCACGAGCGTGTAGTTCAAATCTTTGAGGAAGGGTTTGGTTAATGCATAGTCCACGTCGTTCGTCACCAGAAAAAAGTGGGCACCGGGAAACATCGCAATAGCCCGTGTATAGTACGCATCCAACCCAAGATCGTGGTACGCGTTCCCAACGTAATCGCCTCCGCGAATGTGGAGAAAGATCCCCTCGTGTACTCCAGGGTGACGCTCAACGCCTCCCGGTGGAAGGAGAAGCAGATTAATGAACTCTTGCTCAACGTACCGCCAGTCCTGAAAGTATCCGGTGAGCTGTACATTCGGATGGAAACGAATCGTCTGTGTCCAATTGATTTCAGAGATGCGAACGGGTTCCGCCGTCGACATGAGCATTGGGCGAAACCGATAAAAGATGGTATCGAAGTACGACACCGACGAATGGGGCGATGGATTCGCAAGGGTGGTGAGATAGGGAGTGCGGCCCGTCTTTCGGGCGATACTCAAGAGAGCAGCGAGCTGGAACATCTGGTTTCCCAGACCGCCCACGACGTCGACGGTCAGTGCCGACGGCATTACTATTTTCAGATGAAAAACCAAGTCGCATAATGACCGTAACGTTCGTGACTGCGTTCCTGGACTTGCGAGAGGTCCGTTCAAAAGACAAAACAAAGGAGGACCGAATTCGATACTTTCGAAAGCTCAACGCAACTGGAGTCCGGCTCCACGTCTTCGTAAGCCCAGAGTTTCGCAATGACCTCCCCGAAGTGCTGAACGGAGTGGTCGAGACCATCTCGCTCGAAGAGTTGACGTTCTTTCCGATCTCGCCACAAGGACTGCCTGAGACCCGCTCTGACGTGCACGATACCCGCAACTTTTTGATCTTGATGAATGCGAAGATCGAGTTCATGAAGAGAGCCATTGAGTCGGGGAAGCATACCTCCACACACTACGCATGGGCCGACTTCAACCTCTACCACGTGTTATGGGACCCAGAGTCCGGAGATGAGTTACGAGCTATTCACTATTCGCATCTTCCTCCGACATGTTTGTTCTTTCCCGGATGCTGGCCAAAGAGTGTCCGCTGGGACGCAGTGAACTGGCGTTTCTGCGGAGGGTTCTTTTTGGGGGATCGTCAGTCGTTACTTCGACTGTATGAAACCTATCTTCGCGAGTATCCCACGCTTCCAAAGCTTACGTGGGAGGTCAATGTCTGGGCGTACTTAGAATCACTGGGAGTTCCGTTTGATTGGTATGCTGCAGATCACGCGCCATCGATCGTGAAGATTCCGCGAAATGTCGTACTCAGTCCGCCAGGCATCGCTCATACATGGGCATCCTATGATCAGCGTCTCCTGATTCGCGGACCCATCTATCAGTATGTGTTGGACTGTATTCGTTCCGCTGATCTTACGGCGGTGTTTCCGATGACGGACGGCGTTCTACAGGATGAAGAGTATGATCGCACAATGACGGAACTTGGGCGTGTTGAAACAGTGATTACGCCGGCTCGCAGGTATCGCGAGTTTGAAGCACAGGCCCTCCCAGGAACTCGCCCGCTTGTCGGAATCTATGCGGTCCGCAACTTCAATCCGCGAAGCATGTGCCTTCTTCCGTGGGATGACGATACATTTATGAATGGGTTACGATTTCCCCAGATTGAGTGGACAGAGAAACAGCCCGTCGTAATGTGGCGTGGAGGGTCGAGTGGATTCGATCGTCCTTCGACGCGAATGCGAGTTGTTACACGTCTGTTCGGTGTTCCGAACACAGATGTGCGGTTTGTTCCGGGTGGGTGGCCAGTGAACGACGAGATCATTCCTCCTGAACACTTCGCGGATAAGTCCTTACTCGGACCTCATGCACATAGCCGCTACAAGTACGTATTGATCATTGATGGAAATACACAAGCTTCCAATGGTCAGTGGGGGTTTGCGATCGGTTCTGTGCCGATTTTGATCACACATCCGGACAATCGCTGGTGGTTTCACTCAGAGCTGCGACCCATGGTGAACTACGTACCCGTTCAATACGATCTGTCGGATCTCGTGGACAAAATCCAGTGGTTGGTGGAACATGATGAGGAAGCTAAACGTATTGCACGGAACGCGTTACACCTATCGGAGCGCATCTTCAGTCCTTCGTTTCAACGCGGATACATTAACAATCGTGTGCAGCAAATCGTCCAGCTAAATCACTGAAGCTCGGTCGCTGTTTTCCGATGCGAACACGGTAAGAGAACCATTCCGCTTCGGGTTGGAGAGGCTTCCAATACTGATCGAGCAAATAGATCCAATCCAGATGAGGTTGAGCAATGAACAGTCGCGCACCTTCCTCCCACTTCGCAAGCAACGTGTCGTAGAAGCGAGAATGCACGATATACCCACTTGTCGTCTGCCCTTCAATCACCTTGTCGAATAGTTCGTTGTAGGGTTGGGTTTGTTTAAGATTGTAGCCCATCATCACAACATCATAGCTCTTCGGGAGTTGTGCGATCAACTGCTCCCATTCCTCGTTAGAGACTAAAAATTGAAAGTCATCCTCAAAGATCATCACCGACTCGTAACCACGTGACTTGGCCAGTTTCAGCACTTCGATATGCGAGAGATTGCATCCAATCGCGCCCGGTGTGTACTCGATAGCCGGAAACCGCTCAACGATCAGGCCTTTCTGTGCGAACTCCTGTTCAATCTCTGTGCGGCGATCCGTACGACGATTGAGGTTAATGTAGAAGGCATGCATTGTTACACTATACATTTACTATGAAACTGTGTATCTATGCAATGACGACAATCGTTACAATGTTCTTCAATTTGAAAAAGCTCTCGGATGCGACGGAGTCAGTTCGTCCTCCATCCTTCTACGTGGAGAACGGGAAGCCAACACTTGATCTCCCCTATCCAATGGTGATCTTCTGTGATCCAGAAACACGCCCCTTTCTCGAGGCGGCTCGGGCGCATCCAACTGTGTATGTTGAGAAAGAACTGGCTCAGTATGAATTCTATCAGACCCTGTGGCCTATGATTATTGAGAACCGCAAAACATCTGGAAGCCCTGACTCTCGAAACACTGCATCGTACTTCCTGCTCTGTATGTTCAAACTTCATGCACTACTCCTCGCCAAAGATATGTTCCCCTCAACACATCTCGCATGGATTGATCTTGGCGCGAGCCATGTCGTGCGATCGTTCTCGACTGCCGCACCCGCAATTCTTGACCGCCCCAACCCGAAGTTGTCCTGCTGTTATATCCATTACCGCCCATCGGATCAGTTGTACCCTATCCGTGAACGCAACGGTCTGGCGGGGCAGTGCGGTATGGCTGGCACGATCTTCACAGTTGAAGCATCCTACGTGAATCGCGTATACACCGCAATGTTTGCGATACTATACGAGCACATTTCAGAAGGAGTTGGTCACACGGATGAGCAAGTGTTCACCTATTTATACGACAAGCACCCTGAGCTGTTTACGCTGTACTTTGGCGATTACTTCTCGTGCTTGACGAACTATCATTCGAACGTAGACGACCACTGGGTGATTCGCACGCATTTCATCGAGAACGCACGACGGGCGGGTCGATTGGATCTGGTAGCACTTGCCGAGTCGAGGTTCAACACCCCCACCTGAACACCCGTCTCCACCACGTACGCGTTGCGAACTTCGCATTCCACTCATCAATCGTATAGTGATTCCCCATACTCACATTGCATCGCGAACAAATAGGGATCAGATTATCAATTGTTGTGGGACCGCCTTTACTCTCGGGGATATTGTGACCGCACTGAAAGTCAAAAACGGTGATCGTATTCTTACACCAAACGACTTTACACTTTGTATGGAACACCTCGCCTGATTTCGCAATCCAGACCTGTTCGCGAAGAGCTTTTGGTATCTTCATTAAGTACATTTACCGCACAGCTGTATATCCATTTACTCGGAACGGCGTCGGCATTCCGGGTGCGGACTCTACGAAGGACGTGCGGGGCATGTGATTCGTCTGCTGGGCGTACGACGAATACTCGTTGCTCTGCGTGCGCTGCATCTGGCTTGTATCTAACAACTCAGGCTGAAATTTCTCCGCCTTTCCCATCGCCATGAAAACAGCATACAGTGCTACGGCTCCGGCAAGGAGAGCAACGATGTGAAGCATTGTTCTACTCGGGTATAAAAAACGAACTCTTTCCATTGTAGGTAGAAAGGGCACAATGGAGGACAAGGCTCTCACAACTCTTCGCACTCTGTTTGAGCGCAGGAAGCTCGCAACCGAGACCAAGGCTGTCGTGACCGGCTTGAAGGATGTGAGTGCGTACATCATGGGCGATGTGCTCGTTGTCTTCAGCCAGAAGGACAAGATGCTGGAGCGCGACGTCAAGACCTATCTGGACTATGCGAATGAGAATGACTACAAGAATGGAATGGTGGTGGTCTCGATGTCGAAGCCGTCTGAGAATCTGTTGAACTTGATCCGCTCTACATTCATCAAGGAGAAGCTCCAGTTCTTCCACCTCCGGGAGCTCCAGATGGATATCTCGACTCACCGCATGTCGGTTCCTCATCGGATTCTGACCCCCGACGAGGCGAAGGATGTCCTGGACAGGAATCGTATTCTGAAGCCCGAGGATCAGATGCCGTGGATTGATTCGCAGGATATTCAGGCTCGACTGATTGGTGCTGTTCCTGGAAACATCATTGAGATCACTCGCCACAGCGACACGGTGGGGCAGAGTATCTACTACCGCTATTGTGTGGCGGACGTAAATGTTGCCTAGTCACAATGGCTGATCCAACGGCAGCAGCAAACCTCGCGGATTTGCAGGCTGAGTACAACCGGAAGAAGGCGATCTACGACAATCTCGTTGATAATGCTCTTGCGAATAACGATGCCTCGAAAATTAGCGCCATCATGGCCGCAAAGCAGGCGATGAGCGAGGCTCTCTCTAAGGTGTTGGATCTAACCGTTAAGTTGGGGAAGGATGGCGATGACCAACAGGATGAGCTCATTCGCCGCATCATGGAGATTCAGCGTGATTACAACGGTCTTTTGGTTGCGACGGATAAGCTTCAGACTCTTCGCATGATTCACCAGACGATGGATGTTCAGAACGGAGTGGGTCTGAAGATGTTTGGTGTTCTTTTTGCCGTAACATCTCTCGCACTGCTTGTTGTTGCGATCAGAACACGGTGAGAGCAAACCCTGCGGCCAGAATCAGAATAATCGCTATAACGCGAACAATCAATCCACCATACTCAAGTCGAGGAAGGGGTGCAGAAGCGGAGGCCGCAAGTTCATCCGCTACTTTCGGTCCTTCGGTTCGGAATATCTGCGCCTTCTCGTGTAGGCTATCTAATTCTGGGTTCATATCCTTATAGTCATCGAGGAAGGTCTGGATATACATCTGGTTCCGTTGAATCTGTGTCTGCATGTGATCCTGGTACTCATTGATCGCAACGGTCGCCTGTGTGAGAGCCTTTTGGTCTTTCGTAGCCTTGGCGGCCATGAAGGCACGTGCATATGCATCGAGTAACTCTTGGTAGTCTTTCGATACACCTGCTACAAGTATCTCTCCACTCGGGTCGGGTACAATGGTTTTGTCGTCAGCGCCCTCGCGAACATTGAGAGTCACAACCGCAACCAGCGTAAACAATAGGGCAGTGAGCCACCCGAGCATTATCTTGTAGGAGTAATAAAATGCCGGTCGCGCAATCCTTCTTTGAACCCGGTCGGTCGCAACCTGGGCGTCACATGCGTGGTGTGGACGCATCCGAGTACACCCGCTTTGTTCGCATGTCCGCTACAGTTGCCCCGTACATCAACCCGGCTACAACGTTCCACCGTCCGTTTGCTCGCAACGGACAGAGCCAGTCGGCCAACTTAGATTCCCGCTTCGTTAGCACAATCTTCGGCGGCCTGCGACCGTTTGTTGCGAATAAGTAATGAGTACTCCAGAGGCACACGATGGTGTAAAGCGAGCCTATGCAGAAACAATCGAAGTTCTCAAGCCATTACGCCCTCCGACGCAGCCGGTTGCCGATATTCAGAGTGCGAGGTTAGACATCCGTGCTCTTGAGGCCATCAACCTTCGCATCGTCCAAATCTGTTTGTTGTTTGTTCTCTTTGCCTTGCTCGAGTACTTCATCCTCCCTTCATCGATCGTTCACGGTGTGGCGTTTCTGACCTTGTGTGTCGGGTTCGGTGCAGCAATCTATCTCTCCAATAAGTAATGGGTAATACGTTGGGTGTGATGAAGTGTCCATCGGAGACAAGCTTCGGCGAGACGCCGTTTTCGTGTCTGATGACCTGTCCCGATGACTACGAACGGAGAAACGTGAATGGTGCTCTTCGATGTGTGCACAAGGTCAATCCGAGCGCGACTGTTCAGCTCATTCCGCAGACGGCTGTGAATCGTGCTCCAAAGAAGGAGGGAGACAAACCGCCGAACCCCGTCTTTACGATTGCAGAGCTCAAGGAGTGGGATATTGACGATTACGTTCGCTTCACGGCAGAGCAGAGGCGATTCCAATCAGACCTGAAGTCAGCAAATCTCCGTGTGAGTCACCGCGCCAAAGTCGACGCTGCCGCGAGAAGGGTATTGGATGCTAACGGAGTCGACGAATCTGCTAACATGGATTACGCGACGCTCACAAGTGACCCCGATGAGATCAATGAGATCTACAACCACATGATTACGCGGGAAACCGACAAGTTCATCAGCGACTATCAATTTCTCAATAACCAGGCGATGCAGCAGCAGCAGACGGTTGACTTGGTGGACAGTGTGAAGAACAATATCGGAACCGTCAAGGACGATATGGAGTATTCAGTAGGAACCTTCGGTAAGCAGATCAGCGAGATCCGCAATCAGATCAGTATCAACCGCAAGACACAGGCTGCGGCGATGGATTATGGAAAATGGCTGAACACGGGTCTGAACATTCTTCTGGTGTTGGCGCTTCTCTTTCTCATCTTTATGGTTGGACGGCGCGCCTTCCGCAACCCAACACTTCCGTCGAACCCCGCATCGACTCCCAACTTTGGCGATGGAAGCGATAAACTCGCAGCATTCTTTCGAAGTTTAACCGCGTCAAACCCACCTCGCTAAAAGAACCGAAAGGGGTAATGGAGATCACAGATCCCCGCCCCGTAACTGACTTTCAAAAAACAACCTTTTGTGGACATCCACGTGTACACGTGCGGAAGGTGTTACTTCAGACGATTCAGTTAGGACATGCAGATTACGCATGTTACTGGACGCTCGAGTTTCTCTGCTCCGGTCTTGTGCATAGTTTATGGGGAGCGTTCTTCGAAGCCGCCGCCCTTCACATCAATCGCGCCCAACCTAACGTGTTTCTGTATTTGGCGAAGGCGTACGAGGTATATGCGCCCATCGAGGGCAAGTTCGATATCCAGAACATGACGCAGATTCGTAACCACCTCGATGTGCGAAAGATGGTGTGCGAAGTTGCAGCCACGCTGGCGTTGTGTCGCAAGAACAAGCTACAGTCGCTTCCCACGTTGAAGCCCGCTCACGACTTCGATCCGGTGACCATCCAAGAGAGTCTGAAATCTCCTTCGCGGTTGTACGGCTCGCAGGTACTGAAACCTAACGACCCCATGCCGGCCGCCATTCCTATCAATGAATTCTGCTACTGTATTCGCTCGGATGTTCGTGACCTGACGCGCGCGTTGTACTGGATGTCGTGGATCTTCACGTTCTGCCGTGAGCACAAGAAACAAACCAAAACCAATCTGCTGTTTGCACCTCGCCCCGACGAGTATGTGTCTGGAAGCGATAGTACGCACCCGGTATGGATCTTCTGGGACGCCATCAAGAAGAACAGCCCTCCGGGAACACGCGAGTACACCGATGTGCTGTATCGTATTCACTCCCTGCGCTGGACACCTGGTGATAAGAGCAAGCGAGCCTTGTTGGTCACCGCCGTCACTCTGTTATGCGAAGGCAACCTCGACACCACACCGTGTGCCCCGACGCTGCAGGTCTCGAATGTACTCAACGGAATGCCTGGCTGGATTGATGCGATCGTCAAGATGCAGCGGAGCTTTGCATAAAACGGAAGCGTGTAGAGACACAAGGAATCCAGTTACCGTCAAAATGTTCCGCCCCTGCTTCTCCGCCACTCAAGTCGCCGGCGCCATCGGCCGCCATGCCTACCAGCCCGTTCACCAGGTCATGTACGAGGTCTTCAAGAAGGATACGAAGGCTGCAGAGATTATCAACGCGATCGAGGTCGCCAACAAGCGCAAGCCCAGCAAGAACTTCCGAGGGTCGTTTCTGAAAGAGAAGGAGATTCAGCGGTCTGTCTTTGCGGCACTGGATGACTGCAAGGTCGCCGACACGGCCATCGCAACCGAGCTCGCCGCTAAGGAGGTGCTGGTTGACGCCGAGCGACGCAGTCATGAACTGGATCTCAAGAAGGCTGCGGGCATCGAGGTCTCTGATATGGAGAAGGCTGCGGCGCATATTGCAGTGCTGTACGCCGTCGAGGCGCAGAAGGCCGCAGCGAATGCGGTTGTTGCTGCTCCATCGGTTGCAGCAAGTCTGGATGCTGTAGAGGCGGCATGTAAGAAGGTGGTGGAGCGGACACCGAATATGACGCCCGAGATGGCCACGCAGCTGCTGGCGGATGCTCGCGGTGAGGTGGCGAAGAAGCGTGGTCTTCAGAATGAGGACAAGATCCTTAACACCTACGAGGCCGATAAGAAGGTGGTGGTCACGGAGCGTAACACCAAGATGCTCCGAATGGACAAGGAGGAGTTTGTCCTGGTCGGGCGCACGGACGGATTCGTTGCCGAGCAGAACCGCATCGTCGATTCGAAGGACCGGACCACCTACTGGAAGACAGTTCCGGTCTACGATGAGATTCAGCTGCGAGTGTACATGCATATGATGGATGCGAAGGACTCCGAGCTGGTGGAGCGGTTTCCGAACGGCACCAAGCGCAATACGGTGTTTGAGAATGATGTGGAGGTGTGGGCGGATATCGAGGCCAAGCTGCGCCTCACCACACGCCGTATGCAGGAGATCCTTGCAGATGCGTCTCGCTTAGAGGATCTCGTCTTCCAAAATACAGTGGAGAATGGAGCTTAGTCTCGCAAACGAACCGCCTGCATGGGCGAACGGCAACGGAACCTCCTACGAGACAAAGTTCCTCTATACGGGATCCGGTCGCATTGATGCAGAGGCTCAGGTGTATCAGGCCTTTCAGCACGGTCCTCCTTTTTTACTGTTCGAGCGCCCCTTCAAGGGCGGAGTGGTGTCCCGGGTCTACACCGTAGAATTCGCAACCGTCACGATCTATTCAAAGAGTCCTCGCCTGTGGAAAGAAGAGACTCCATCCAGTACAACGTACTTCGCAGAGCTGCGTAAGCTTCCACAGTAAGAAAAGACGGAAGCAAAACAAATGGAGGCATACGATGTGTTGGTCACTGCACTGTCGTCCTTAGTCATGTTGATCGTCATTCACATCTCCGTCTTTGGAGTGGTTCGCTGGATGTACCCGCCGCAGTCGCCGCAGCCGCAGGTTCGGTTTGCCGCGCCGCCGGTTGCCTCGCCTCCGCCTCCGTCTTTCACAGAGCCGGTGCAGATGAAGCAGGAAGTGAATGTACCCACGTATGCGCCGCCTGTATCCATGGAAGCCCCTCGTGAGGAAGGGGGAGCCAACACCGGGAAGGCACCGAGTGCCGCAGCTGAACGGCCTTCCTGGCTGGTTGCTGTTGACCCAAAAACCCTCGAGTGAGTGTGTCGCACTGAGCATTGATGAGAAGGGTGGTCATGAAGAGGAGATTCCGATTGTGATGGATGAGCGAATGTGTTGCGATACTATCTTTCGAACAACTCGCCTCTCGAAGAACGTCTTTGTTGTGAATGATATTTGGGTGATGAATGGTACATCCGTCCATCTCTTCGCCAATTGGACTCAGCGACAGGAGTGGATTGCGGAATGTTTGCGTCTGTTTCATCAGCCTGACTTAACGGCTTTGTTCACACTCGCGGACGCGCCGGTCGGGACGCTGGTTCGTGGGTATGAGTACTACGATGATATGCCCGGCAGCATTGGAGTCTTTTCGCGCGAAGAGGTAAATGAGTAGTTGCTCAGCTCCCAAACTAGGCGGTCGTCGCCGTCGTCAGTCCAAGAAGACACGTCGCACACGCTCTCGC